CGCTATCGGCAGCTAGTCATAAGTTTGGGCAGGCAAAACGGAAAGAGTTTGCTCGCAGCCATCTTTGGGCTTTGGGGATTGCTTATGCATCAGCGCTCAGGAGCGCAGGTCCTCAGCTTGGCATCTTCAAGCGATCAGGCACGCATTATTTACACTCGAGTCCTATTTGTGATTCAGAACAACCCTTTCCTAGCTAAGCGATTCAAAAAGGCGACCGAGCAAAGAGGAATAGTCACAGCCGACGGAACCGGGCGCTATGATGTCAAAGCCGCTAAGGAGTCTGCCCTTCAGGGAATCCCTATCTCGCTATGTCTATTCGATGAACTTCACCTGGCAAAAGAGGGAATGTGGAGCGCTGCAGTTCTAGGAACTTCTCAGCGCAAAGATGGCATGGTGCTAGGTATTACCACAGCAGGCGACCAGAACAGCTCGACCCTTATCGACCTTTATAAGTCAGGGCATAAGGCATCACAGGGCGATGGGGAATTGCAGAGATTCGGCTTCTTCCTTTGGACTGCTCCAGAAAACGCACCTGTAAATGACCCTGACGCAATCCACGCCGCTAATCCCTCAGTCGCAGCCGGGCGAATTCCTTTGTCTCAGGTCATAAGCGATCTAAAGACCCTTCCAGAACACGAAGCAAGGCGATACAGGCTCAACCAATTCATCAGTGGAACAACTGCAAGCTGGCTTCCCGGCGATGTCTTTAGAAAGGCAGCAGGCAAAGGGGTTAGCCAAAAAGAAGGAGCAGTGTTCGCTGTAGACATTAGCAAGAATTGGGAGCATGCAACTATCGCGGTTGCCAATGACAATAACGGCGTTCAAGAAACTGAAATAGTGCAAACCTTTGTCAATCCGACCGAGAACATACTGTTCAACAGAATCACCGAGCTTTATAAACTACACAGCCCTAGAGCAATAGCACTCGATGATAGGCAGCTCCCAGGACTAGGCAAGAGACTAAAGCTAGTTGGGATTCCTACTTGGCAACTTTGGACTAAAGAAGTTAGCGCGGCTTGCTCTGCTGTTTATGCCCTGTTTACAACTGATTCGGTCCGACATAATAACGATCCGCTGCTTATAATGCAAAGTCCTAACGGAGTGACTAAATACACAGGGGAGACTTGGCTAATTAGCAGAAAAGAATCCACAGGCGAAATTGATGCACTAATGGCAACAATCTTTGCGTTATATGTTAGTGCAAGAGCGCAACACGCACAAATTGGTGTATTCTAAATACTACTAATGTAGTTAGGCTTGGTGCATGGCTTCAATTTGGCAGAGACTCACTGGCGCTCCGATTCAGACTCGGGCTGCTCAGCCTACTATCCCAACTAGATCTGCTGCAGTCGTAACTCCCGACACCGCGCTAACTCTAACTGCTGTTTATCGCGCTGTTCAAATTATCGCGACCCCAATTAGCAAAATGCCAATCGACACTTACAGATTTGCAACTGGCATGGAAATGCAAGTGGAGAACCCGGTCCTAGTAAACAAGCCGGACATAAACGCAAACCGCAGAGACTTTATCTATCAGACTGTCATCTCTCTCGCGCTTGAGGGTAACGCCTTTTGGCATAAGAGCTACGGCTCAAACGGACAAGTAAACAACCTAACCCTTCTGCCTGCAAGTGCAGTCTCAATCGCTTACAACAACGATCAGGACATCTTGCAAGGGGTTTACTTCAGCTATAAGGGTAAGCGCTACGAGTCTCGAGAGATGGAACAGCTAAAGCTATTTACTCGCACCGGGAACTTGAGAGGTATCTCACCGATTGAGTCCTGCAGGTCAGACATTTCAGCAGCACTAGATCTCAGAGACTATGCAAAGAATTGGTTTAGTCAGGCAGGAGTCCCAACAGGAATTCTCAAGACTTCTCAGGCAATCAACAAAGAGCAGGCAGAGGAAGTCACTGCTAACTGGCACAATAAGCAGCAGAATCGGCAGATTGCGGTTGTTGGGAATGGCTTTGATTATGAAGCTATTTCACTATCTCCTCGAGAGGCGCTTTTCACTGACATAGTGGAGCAGAATACAATCGGTATTGCCCGATTGTTTGGCATACCAGCTCGCTTGCTTCTAACGACTGTTCCAGGTGGCTCAGATACCTATACAAATTTGCAGGATGAAAATCAAGTGTTCTACAGGCACACCCTTATGGGATACACCGATGCTATAACAGACGCTTTGAGCAACTGCTTGCCTAGAGGAACTCGCATCGAGTTTGACTTCCAGCACCTTTTCCGCGCGGATGTTGCCGCTCGTTATGACTATTACTCAGTTGCAATCGCCGCTGGAATTCTTACGCCTGAAGAGGTCCGAGAGAAAGAAGGGCTAAATGCCTGATCTAGAAACTAGAGAAGTAGAGCTAAGGCTCGATGCTGTAGAAGAGCGCACCATTACAGGGCTGGCAGTTCCTTATAATCAGACTGCTTCTATCGGTGGAAGTTACGATGAGCAGTTTGCCCGGGGAGCTATTGAGTCTGTCGAGGATGTCAAATTGTTCTACGGACACGAAGAGCCAATNGGCAAAGTAATCTCAGGCAGAGACACTGACGCAGGCTTTGAAATAACCGCGAAGGTTAGCAACACTTCTCGAGGNGAAGANGTTCTNACNCTNATGCGTGACGGCGTTCTAAATAAATTTTCAGTTGGCTTTATCCCGGTCGAACAGACTAGAGACGGCTCACTGATTACGCGAACAAAGGTATCTCTAAGAGAAGTATCTGTTGTTCCGTTTCCAGCCTTTATCGGCGCAAACATAACCGAGGTTCGAGAAGAGCTGCAAGAGGCAGAAGCTATCGACCCCAAAAAAGAAAGAGACTCTATGTCTGAAAACATGGAACTAGAGGTTCGCTCTGTTCAAGATGAGGTTGCCGAGTTGCGCCGAGTCGTTGAAGCAGGACTAAACCCCGTTACAGCAGTAATGATTGGCTCAGAGATCCGCTCTCAGGGCGAGTTTGCAAAGAAAATGCTACTCGGTGATGCAGGAGCAATTGAACTTGCTCGCGCCGCATCGACTAGCGCAGACACTGTAGCTCTCCCGGGCTTTGTTGGTCAGATTGATAACTTGATTGACAACAACCGACCAGCACTCTCAGTATTCTCTCGCGCAGCGCTTCCAGCAGCCGGGCTAACTGTAGAGTATGCTTCCGTAACTGCCAACACCATCGCAGTCGGCGAGCAGTCACCAGAAGGCGAAGTTCTTAGCTTTGGTAACCTAACCATCGCGAACACTTCAGCTCCAGTCAAGACCTATGGAGGATATACTTCCTTCACGAAGCAGACCATCGAGCGATCCACTGTGGACTACTTAAACACTGTATTCCGCGCACTAACTATCGCTTATGCAAACGCTTCTAACGCAGCTTTTGTTGCACACATTCAGGCACTAAACATGACTGGAAAAGTGTTCGATGTTTCCGCTGGAACTGTAGCCGCGCTGATGAACGGAATCACTGATGGAGCAACTTACATCTTTGAGAACACCGGACTACGACCAGAGGCTATCGTGGCCTCACCAGAGGCTTACAAGTTCCTTATGGCAGTTGTAGGCACAGATGGCCGCCCGGTTATCCTGCAGGATGGCAACGGATTCAACAACATCGGGTCCGCAAACCTCCCGGGGCTAAGCGGTTCATTGTTGGGACTTCCAGTGATTGTCGATCCAGCGATGGCAACGAGCAAGGTTTACATGGCAAACTCTCAGGCTATTCAGTCTTACGAGTCTGCTGGCGCTCCTGTTCGCCTAACCGACGGTGACATCACAACCCTCACCGATTCAGTTTCGGTTTACGGTTACCTAGCGATTACCACTCCATTCGCCGGGGCAATCGTAGAACTCGACATCGTAGTCTAAGGATAAAATGTCAGCAGTTACGCTCGCCGAGTTACAGGCCTACATTGGCACTGAAGAGGCAGGAAGCTTTATAACTTCCTGCTTAGTCAGCGGTCAGGCTATGGTCGACAAGTATGTCGGCGAAATAGAAACAGTCCCGGAAGAAGTATCACGACAAGGTGTCCTGATTTGCTCTTCTGAGTTGTTTCATAGGCGTTCTGCTCCAAACGGCATTGCTCAGTTTGCAAGCATGGATGGCAGCCCGATTCGAGTCGGCAAAGACCCGATGACGGCTGTTTATCCGCTGCTCTTGCCTTTTGTGGGGTATGGGGTATGACAAACGAAATCACGATCTCTAAAGCCGAGTTTAAACTTGACCTAGAGGCGGCAGGGATAAAGGTTCTGGATTATGTTCCAGAACGGATTGTTCCTCCTATTGTGATTATCAACTCAGCATCTCCATACCTAACACCTAGCTCTCTCGGTAACGAATACATTTTGGCATTGGAGTTAGTCTGCATTGCAGCAACTGCCACCAATAAACAGGCGACCGAAAAGCTAGACGAAACAATCGCAAATGTTCTAAACGCTATGCCTAGATACTCTCGAGTTCTTAGAGTGAATGAGCCTTACAACATGCAAACTAATAATGCCGAATACCTTTCGGCAAACATCTCAGTTGAACTAGAAATAACTATTTAGAAAGGGTTGCTCATGGCAGCTTCAACGCGTATCAAAGCGCAAAACATTATTTTCAAGGTCGGCGATGTCGCTTACCAGTGCGATGCAACAATGGTCGAACTAACTCCCCAAGACGCTCCCGGGGATGTTCAGACCTTCTGTGAGCAGACTGTTGGGCAGGAGTGGCAGCTAACTCTAGAGGGAATTACCTCAGGCGATGCAGCTTCTCTTTACCGAGTCCTTTGGGCTAACTTTGGCGCGACTGCAACCTTTATTATTGCGCCTTACGGGAATGCGGTTGCATCGACTGATCAGCCTCACTATTCAGGTGTAGTCAAGTTTGACGCACTGCCCCCACTCTCGCTTTCGACTAATGACACTGTGACCTTCTCAGTTGCTTTGACTGTTGTAAACACGCCTCACGATGTAGCGAACAATGTTTGGTATGGCGTAAGCATAATTACGACTGCTTAATCATGGCTTCCCCGGGCGAGTCTGGCGTTAAGGTCACGAACCTCAAAGAGATTAACCGCGCATTGCGAAATGTCGGTGTTCCTAATGATGCAATCAAAAAAGCAGGTAGAGAATCTGCTCAGGCGGTTGTAAATGAGGCTAGGACTTTAGTTCCAGTTCGCACCGGGGCGCTTAGAAATAGCATCCGGGTGGGAGCAACTGCTCGAAGCAAGATCACAATTAGCGCAGGAAACAATCGCTCATCGCGCTCAGGAGTCCCATACGCTAACCCAATACACTGGGGATGGTTCAAGCGAAACATTAGACCTCAACCATTCTTTGCCACTGCTCTTTCTTTGACTCGAGATGAAATATTCAAGAACTATTTCTCTCAGATTGATAAACTCATAAAAGAAGAATACGCAAAAGCCAAAATAACCTAAGGACACAGAATGATGAATTATGACGAATTAACTCTCGATGAAATCGAAGAGATGGAGATGCTGCTCGGAACTCCTATCGATGAATCTTTCGGAAAAGGAATTCCTAAAGGTCGACCGCTAAAAGTTCTTTATTACATGATGATGAAAAAGCAAGATCCTACTTATACCTTTGAGCAAGCAGGAAAAGTAACACAGGCAGATGTCCTAAAGCTAATGCCGCAGGACTCAGACCCAAAAGAAAAATGAGAGACCACGCGGCTAAGCGAATGAGTCAATTCTGCATAGCTACGCGAGTTTCTCCTACAGAATACAAAAAGCTAACGCTGGCAGAATACATAGCTTTCGTTGAGACCTTAGAGGAGATGAACAAGCAATGAGCCTAGTTCTCAATGTCGAAATCTTAGGAGAGTTCAAAAAACTTAGCCAAGCCACTAAGGGCGCTGAAAGTTCGATGGACAAGCTGCAAAATGGAATCAAAGGCGCTTCTAAGAAAATAGGTTTAGCCCTAGGCGCTATCGGTGTTGCCTTTGGTGTCGCAATAGTATCGCAGATAAAGCCTGCAATCAACGCTGCTTCAGATCTCGAGGAATCACTCAACGCTGTAAATGTCGCCTTTGGAGATAATGCAGCGAGTATTATCAAGTTTGGGCAAACCACCAAACTAACTCTTGGATTAGCACAGGCAGATTTCAACGGCATAGCCACTCAGTTTTCTAGCTTCGCAAAGACTATTGCAGGAGAAGGCGGTAATGTCGGGAAAGTAATCGAGGACCTAGCGACTCGAGGCGCTGACTTTGCTTCTGTTTATAACCTAGATGTCGATGTCGCACTAGGCAAACTACAGTCTGGACTAGCCGGGCAGTCAGAGCCGCTTAGAGCCTTTGGTGTCGATGTCTCAGCGGCCACAGTCACAGCGTTCGCACTTGCAAACGGAATTGGCGATGGCACAGGACAGCTTACTGAGCAAGAAAAAGTTCTAGCTCGCTACGGCACAATCATGGAGCAGACCACACTGGTCCAGGGCGACTTTGCAAACACCTCAGACGGACTCGCTAACCAACAGCGTATCCTTCAGGCAACCTTTACAGACCTACAGGCAGAGATAGGCGCAAAGCTTTTACCTATAATGCTAAAGCTAATAGGTGTTGTGAATGACAACTGGGAAGAGATAGAGACTTTACTCTTAGGTCTAGGGGACTTTATTGCTTTCCTTTTAGATTCAGTCATACCAACAATAAGCGCACTAATGGGCGAAGGCGGATTTGCAGGGCTTGCAAAAGGTATCGGCATCGTTATCGCCATAATGGTTGTTCTAAATTCTGGATTCGCAGCTTTTGCTTTGTCTAATCCTTTAGTCGCCGCAGCGATACTCGGACTAGCTGCAATCGCAGGAGGCATGGCAATTATCTATGCCAGAACCAAAGAAGCCACTGACGCGACCCTAGAGTTCCAGCGAGCTCAAAAAATAGAGCAGGTCACTAGAAATCCGTTTTCAACTACCGAGCAAAAAAACGCTGAAGTATTTCGGGGCATTTTAGATGTCGGGAAAGCTAAACCACCTAAAGTCAAGTCTGCTCCAGTGCCAATTAGTCGCGTAGATCGCGCTAGAGATTTGAATCTGAATGTGAACATAAACCGGGCGCAGGTAAACGCTAAAGACATTATTAGAGACATAAACTCCACTCTCAGAACTAATGGAAGTAATGTCCAAATACGATGACCGCAATCGCCGATTTTGAAATAGCCACAGACCTAAAGGTCGAGTTCTTTTTACCTAACCTAGATGGTGACCCTTTTATT